GCTATAGCGGTATCGTTTGCGGTCGGCGTTTGGGTGTGCTTGCCAAAATGCGGCGCGGATTTCTTTCTGCGTGGTGTAGGTCATGGCGTGGTTTCCTTGTGGTTGTGCCCGGTGGGTGCCGGGCGGTGGGTTTAAATAATGAATTCGGGGTGATTAGTGATGCCGTGTTCAGTTGCCAGCGCTTCAATTTCTAGCTTCGTTTTTTTGCTTCGGCTTGCGCGGTGCAGGGCTGAGAGTGCGCGGGCTAGATAATCCAGCCCCAGCCCGGCGGCGAAGTACTGAATAGTCTTGTTGATTTCGAATCGTTCGGCTTTGGTCATGGTCTAGAGTCCTTTCAATGGGTGGCTTCAAGGGCTCCATCCTGCCATTGGTCGCGTTCCAGGCCTGTCGCATATGTGACAGCAAAGCATCAGGAAAACCCTAATAAACTGGCTTTTTGCGTGTTCCGGCCTTGTTCCGTTATCATCGCGCCCGGATCAACATTAGCGAAGCGGTGCAGTATGGGCTTGACTCGTAAACAAATAAGGGAAGGATTGGAAACAGTCCCAATAGACCAAGTGTTACTAGTTCCGGGAGAGTTAACCCACAAACAAAAAGAATTTGCTCGTTTAGTGGCCGCGGGTGAAACAGGGTCGGGAGCTTACCGCAAAGCCTACAGTAAGAACTCCAAACCCAATACCGCGAAAGTCGAAGCCAGCAAGCTGAAAAATCAACCAAACATTGCCCGAACTATCGAAGCTTTCAGGGCGGCTAATGAGGTGGCGAGATATCAAACGCCCCAGCAACTCCGGGCGCTTGTAATCAATTCACTGGTTCAAGTACTCGTTGACCCTGACTCGAACCCTGCCCAGCGCGTACAGGCCGCGAAGGTGCTTGGGACGGTCACAGAAGTGGCCGCGTTCACCGAGCGTAAAGAAGTTATGCATATCAAGACGGCTCAAGACGCAAAGGGCGCGATTCTCGAGCGCTTGCGTGAAGTGATGAAGGCTAGCGCGACCGACGCTCAGGTCATAGATGCCGAGTCGTTGCTGTCGGAATTGACGGCCACCGGCTCCGAAACCGAAACGCCGGCCGCGGACACCCACCCATCCCCGACCCCCCACGACACGCATGAGGAGTCCCAACTTTCCAAACATACTATCCCACACTCTCAATCTGCCTCTGAATCCATTAGTTCTACCTTCCCCCCCCTTACAGATGCTGACAGTTTCCTTACAGAGGGGTTTTCTGCACAGGAAACACCCCCCTTAAGTGATGGAAAATGAGGACCGGGGGGGTATATTTTTTAAAAAAATGGGAACTTTGAGATGTTCATGTGATAGAAAATATCACATGGATTTTTTGAAGAAAACGGGGTGAGTATGGATAATTTAGTAATCAACAGGGAGATGGCAAGGCGGGCTAGAAAAGGTTATGAAGAATGTTTGGAGGTGGGTATGAGTCCGGCGCAGAAGGAAGTGTTTTTGATTGTGGATGAGTGGTGGAAGATGTATGGTCACAGTCCGACATTGAGGCAGATAGCGAGCATGAGGGGGAAGGCTGGGATTGGGAACACGAAGGAGTTGGTGGACAGGTTGGTGAAGTTGGGGGTATTGAAGAGGTTGGAGGGGAGGCGGTCGATACGGCCTGTGTACATCAATTTTCGGAAGGTTGAGTGATGGATGATGCTCTGGCGAAGTTGATAGATGGGTTGGACCCGGCGCAGTATGAGGCGTTGATGGAGGAGGTTGAGGGGTACCGGCGGGCGGTGGTGAGGGAGCGTGCGCAGGGAAAGTTTATGGAGTATGTGAAGATGATGTGGCCGGGGTTTATACATGGCCGGCATCATGCTTTGATGGCGAAAAAATTTGAGGAGATAGCTGAGGGGAAGTTGAAGCGGTTGATTATCAATATGCCGCCGCGTCACACGAAGTCTGAGTTTGCTTCTTATTTGTTGCCGAGCTGGTATTTGGGGAAGTTTCCGCAGAAGAAGGTGATTCAGTGCTCGAACACGGCTGAACTGGCGGTGGGTTTTGGGCGGAAGGTGAGGAACTTGGTGGGGAGTGAGGCGTATGCGGGGGTATTTCCGAATGTGGCTTTGAGGCAGGACTCGAAGGCTGCTGGCCGTTGGGCGACGAATGGGGGCGGGGAGTATTTTGCTATTGGTGTTGGGGGTACGGTAACGGGTAAGGGTGCGGATTTGCTGATTATTGATGATCCGCATTCTGAGCAGGAGGCGGCTTTGGCTGCTGGGAACCCGGAGGTTTATGACAGGGTGTATGAGTGGTACACCTCTGGGCCTCGTCAGCGTTTGCAGCCGGGCGGGGCGATTGTGATTGTGATGACCAGGTGGGGGGAGCGGGACCTGACTGGGCGGGCGATCAAGGATGCGATGAAGCGGGACAAGTCGGAGGAGTGGGAGGTAATTGAGCTGCCTGCCATCATGCCGTCTGGGAATCCTTTGTGGCCGGAGTTCTGGAGTTTGGAGGAACTGACGGCTCTGAAGGAGGAATTGCCGCCGGCTAAGTGGAATGCTCAGTACCAGCAGGCGCCGACTGGTGAAGAGGGTGCTTTGGTGAAGCGGGAGTGGTGGAAGGTATGGGAGGGGGATGATCCTCCTCGGTGCGAGTACATTATTCAGAGCTGGGACACGGCGTTTACGAAGAGTGAGCGGAGTGACTTTTCGGCCTGTGTGACGCTGGGGGTGTTCTATTTAAATGAGAACATGAACGACCCGAACATCATTTTGCTTGATGCTTTTCAGAAGCGGATGGAGTTTCCGGAGTTGAAGGACAAGGCTCAGAGCCATTATCAGTACTGGGAGCCTGATACATTGCTGGTTGAGGCGAAGGCTGCTGGGGCGCCGTTGGTGTTTGAATTGAGGCAAATGGGGATACCTGTGACGGAATACACGCCGACCCGAGGGACGCGGCAGGTGAGCAACGACAAATTTGCCCGTTTAAATTCCGTGACTGATTTGTTCCGTTCGGGTAAAGTGTGGGCACCTGATACTCGGTGGGCGGATGAAGTGCGGGAGCAGATGGCTGCTTTCCCGAACGCTGATCACGACGACTTGGTCGACGCGACGGTTCAGGCGTTGCTGAGATTTAGGCAAGGTGGATTCTTGAGGCTTGAGTCTGATGATAGGGACGAGGCCCCGACTTTCCGCCGTAAGACTGTTTACTATTGAGGAATAGCATGGCAACAAATTTTGACCGCGCTTTGTATGAGGCCCCGCAAGGGATTGAAACTCTTGAGGCCGAGCCGATTGAGATTGAGATTGAGGACCCAGAGTCTGTCTCGATTGGGATTGACGGGATTGAAATTGAGATTGAACCCGGCGAAGAGACGGCAGAAGATTTTGATGCCAACTTAGCTGAACACATGGACGACGGGGAGCTTGATACTCTCGGCGCCGAAATTGTGGAAATGATTGAGGACGACATCCGATCCAGAAAAGATTGGGTCGAGATGTATGTCAAGGGTCTGGATGTTCTGGGTATTAAGTATGAGGAGCGGACTGAGCCTTGGAACGGGGCTTGTGGTGTGTTCTCCACATTGCTGACTGAGGCCGCGGTCAGGTTCCAGAGCGAGACGATTATTGAGACATTCCCTGCTGCTGGCCCGGTGAAGACTGAGATTATTGGCGCCATCGAGAAGTACAAGGAAGAGGCGGCCATTCGGGTGCGGGATGATATGAACTATCAGCTCACCGAAGAGATGCCTGAGTACAGACCTGAGCACGAGCGGATGCTCTTTAATTTGGGTTTAGCTGGCTCGGCTTTTAAGAAGGTGTACTTTGACCCGAATCTGGGCAGACAGACTTCTGTGTTTATCCCGGCCGAGGATGTGATTATTCCTTACGGCTCGAGTGGCGCGCGGACGGCTGAGCGTGTGACTCATGTGATGCGCAAGTCCAAGAATGATGTGAAGAAATTGCAGGTTGCCGGGTTCTACAGAGATGTGGACTTGGGCGAGCCGACGCAGATGCACACGGACATTGAGAAGAAGAAGGCCGAGGAAGTTGGCTACGAGCTGACTGACGATGACCGGTATCACATCTATGAGGTGCAGATTGACTATGACCTCCCAGGATACGAGCACGAAGACGGCATTGCGATCCCGTACATCATCACGGTGGATGCGGGCACGAATAAAGTTTTGGCGATTTACCGTAACTGGACCGAAGGTGATAAGACTTATCAGAAGCGCCAGCACTTGGTCCAGTATGACTATGTGCCTGGCTTTGGTGCTTACGGTTTTGGTTATATCCACCTCATTGGTGGCTATGCAAGGGCTGGGACATCTCTTATCCGTCAGCTGGTGGACGCTGGTACGCTTAGTAACCTTCCGGGCGGACTGAAGTCTAGAGGCCTTCGCGTCAAGGGAGACGACACGCCGATTGCTCCGGGCGAGTTCAGAGATGTGGATGTGCCCTCTGGGAGCATCAAAGACAACATCATGGCCCTGCCGTACAAGGAACCGAGCCAAGTTTTGGCTGGGTTGCTTGACAAAATCACGGATGAAGGGCGCCGATTGGGCTCGATTGCGGACATGAATGTGTCCGACATGAGCGCAAATGCGCCGGTTGGCACGACTTTGGCGCTGCTCGAGCGTCAGTTGAAGACGATGTCCGCGGTTCAGGCCCGTGTTCACTACTCCATGAAGCAGGAATTCAAGCTTCTGAAGGAGATTATTCGTGACCACACCCCGCCTGAGTACGAATATGACCCGGCCAAGGGCAACAGAAAGGCCAAGCAAGAGGACTATGACCTTGTTGAAGTGATCCCGGTGTCTGATCCGAACTCTTCGACGATGGCTCAGCGCATCATGCAGTACCAGGCCATCATTCAGTTGAGCCAATCTGCCCCTCAAATCTATGATTTGCCCCAGTTGCACCGCCAAATGATCGAAGTTTTGGGGGTGAACAACGCAGACAAGCTGGTTCCGACCAAGGATGACCAGAAACCGCGTGACCCGATCAGCGAAAACATGGCTTTTTTGAAGGGCGAACCCACAAAAGCCTTTATTTATCAAGACCATGACGCGCATATCGCAGCTCATGTGAGCTTTATGCAGGACCCGATGATCGCGCAGATGATGGGACAGAACCCGATGGCCCAACAAATGATGGCGGCCATCCAAGCGCACATTGCAGAGCACTTGGCTTACCTGTATCGCAAGAAAGTGGAGGAGCAAATGGGCGTTCCTCTGCCAAAACCCGACGAAGAGCTGCCAGAAGATGTGGAAGTCGAGCTTTCACGGCTGGTTGCGCAGGCAAGCACACAGCTTATGCAGAAAAACATTGCTCAGGCCAAGCAACAGCAGGCCCAGCAGCAGGCTCAAGACCCGCTTATCCAGATGCAGCAAGCTGAATTGCAGATTAAGCAGGCCGAAGTGCAGCGCAAGGTCCAGAAAGACCAAGCCGATGTGCAGCTGGCGCAGCAGAAGCTGGGTATTGAGGAGCAAAGAATCCAAGTTGAGGCGATGAAAGAGGCTGCCCGCCTGAAATCTCAGGAGAAGCAGGCTGTTGACCGCCACAAGGTGGACATTTTCAAAACTACTGTGAAGTAAAACGCGATGGAAGAACGAGTACTGAGACTTAGTGTCAGCAAGATTCAGGAACAGATTGACATCGTTGTCGAATCTTTGGTGGACGGCACGGCTAAAGACTATGCCGAATACAAAGAACTGTGCGGAGCAATCCGAGGTCTGCGAACTGCACAGCGAGAACTTAATGACCTTGTGGAAAAACTAAAGGAAGCTGACGATGACTGATGAAGTCAAAATCCCTGAACTGAAGATTGCTCTGACGCAGGAAGGGCCGGCGACAACGCTGCCCGGAACGCCAGAAGAGAAAGCTCGGCAGGTGCCCGATCCAGCAACATTTCATTTGCTGTGCGTACTACCTGATATTGATGAGGAGTACGGGGACTCTGGTCTGGTGAAAGCCGGACAAACGATGCACTACGAGGAGCTACTGTCGCCAGTGCTGTTTGTGGTAAAGATGGGCCCTGACGCCTACAAGGATGAGAAGCGCTTCCCAAGCGGCGCATCCTGTAAGGTTGGGGATTTTGTGTTGGTTAGACCCAACACTGGCACCCGGATCAAGATTCACGGCAAAGAGTTCCGAATCATCAATGATGATTCTGTCGAGGCCGTTGTCCAAGACCCACGCGGTATTACCCGTGCTTAAAGGAGATGACCATGCCAGAATTAGAAAAAGTTGAATTTGAGTTCCCTGACGAGGCTGAAGAAAAGTCTCAGAAGGGCAGTAAATTCGTGGCTGTTGAGGAAGAGGCCAAGGTCGAGGAGCCCAAAGAAGACGGCGGCGTAGAAGTCGAAATCGAGGAAAAGCCCAAGGCGAAGGCCAAGGATGGGGAGATCGACGAGGAGATTTCTTCGCACCACAACAAGGTCCAACGCCGGATCGAGAAGCTGACCAGAGGTTACAAAGAAGCCAATGAGAAGGCCGAGCGCGCGATGCGCGAGCGGGAAGAGGCGGTCCGGATTGCTCAGGCTATCGTTGAGGAAAACAAGCGCCTCAAGGGTTCCCTGAGTGAAAACCAAACGGCTTTGCTGGAGCAGGCAAAACGGGTGGTTTCTAATGAGGTAGAGGCGGCCAAGCGGAAATACCGTGAGGCCTATGAGGCGGGCGATGCCGAAGGTCTGGCAAACGCTCAGGAGGAGTTGACCGCGGCCAAGATCAAGATGGAGCGGGTAAACAATTTCAAGCCACAACCTTTACAAGAGAAAGAAAATGAAGTACAAACTGAGCAACCGGTAGTTCAGCGGCCGGTAGTCGACCGTAAAGCCGAGGCTTGGGCAAAAGCCAATCCTTGGTTTGGTGAAGACGATGAGATGACGAGTTTCGCTTATGGCGTTCACGCCAAGTTGGTCAAATCAGGCGTCGATCCAAACACGGACGAGTACTACGAGAAGCTGAACTCTCGGATCAAAAAGGTCTTCGCAGATCGCTTCGAGTCTGCGGATGATGACGACGATGACTTTGAGGAGGAAGCTCCCAAGCCAGTCGCCAAGCCCAAATCGAATGTAGTCGCCCCGGCGACGCGGAGCAGCGCTCCGAAAAAGGTCAAGCTGACCCCATATCAAGTGAACATGGCAAAGCGCCTAAACATTCCACTTGAACTTTACGCCCAAAAGGTTGCAGAACAGCAGAGGAACCAATCATGAGTGAACAAACACGCGCCAAAAGAGAAACAGAATCCCGTGAGTCCGTTGCCCGCCCCGCGCGGTGGCAACCCCCACGCTTGTTGCCTGATCCGAACCCGGAGCCTGGCTACGCATTCCGCTGGATTCGTATGAGCTTGATGGGCCAGTCTGATCCTCAGAATTTGACCTCTAAACTTGCAGAAGGCTGGGAGCCCGTAAAGGCCTCTGATCACCCGGAGATTCGGTTGATGTCTCGCGGAACTGCAGAGTTTCCGGACAGCATCCAAATTGGAGGTCTGATGCTATGCAAGACACCCGTTGAATTCGTACAGGACCGCGATGCTTATTTCCTTGAAAAGGGTGAGGCGCAGATGCAGTCGGTCGATAACAACTTCATGCGCGAAAACGATCCGCGGATGCGTAAGTTCTCTGAGCGAAGCACCAAAGTGAGTTTTGGCAAAGGTTTTTAAACTTAGGAGCTGAGAATGGCATATCCAACCGTCAGCGCCCCGTATGGTTTCCAAGCCGTCAATTCGATTGACGGTAAGCCCTACGCCGGTGCTTTCCGCCAGATTCCAGTTGCAGCCGGTTTTGGCACCGCCATCTTCAATGGCGACACCGTCAAGATCGACAGCGACGGCTATCTGATCAAATCAACCACCACCGATTCCGGTGCTATCGTTGGCGTCTGCGTCGGCGGCCAGTATGTGAACTCTTCGGGTCAAACCGTTCAGGGTCAGTACATCCCCGCGCTTGCGTCTACCGCTTCCAACTTGGCGTATGCCTATGTTGTTGATGACCCAATGGCTCTCTTCAAAGTGGCTGTTGTGGCAGTTGGCACGACCACAATTGCGACCGCAAGCCGCGCTGTTGTCGGTACCAACCTGCCAATCGTGATCAACGCTGGCAACACCACCACCGGTGATTCCTACTTTGGCGTGACAACCACTGGCGCTAACACCACATCGACAATCCCGGTTCGCGTGATTGATGTTGTGCCTGCTACCGCCACGGCTGCTGACACCTATGTTGAACTCCTGGTGAAGATCAACACTCACCAGTACAACAACACCACTGGTGTTTAAGGAGCTGAATCATGGCTATTTCACGCGCACAACTACTTAAAGAACTGCTCCCGGGTCTGAACGCTTTGTTCGGTCTTGAGTATGCTCGCTACGGCGAGGAGCACAAGGAAATCTACGAAACCGAGACTTCGGAGCGTAGTTTTGAAGAGGAAACCAAGCTGTCTGGCTTCTCCGCCGCTCCGGTGAAGAACGAAGGCTCTGCCATTGCTTATGACAATGCGCAGGAGGCTTGGACCGCTCGCTACAACCACGACACCATCGCTATGGGTTTCTCGATCACCGAAGAGGCGATTGAAGACAACCTGTACGATAGTCTGTCCAGTCGCTACACCAAGGCGCTGGCTCGTGCAATGGCGTACACCAAGCAGGTCAAGGCTGCTGCGGTTCTGAACAACGGCTTCAACTCCGGCGTCACCTATGGCGACGGTCAGCCCCTGTTCTCGACTGCTCACCCGCTGATCTCTGGTGGCACCAACAGCAACACGCCCGCCGTCGCTGCTGACCTGAATGAGACTTCTCTTGAGAACGCTGTCATTCAGATCGCTGCTTGGACGGATGAACGTGGCCTGCTGATTGCTGCCAAGCCGCGCAAGCTGATCGTGCCTCCGGCACTGATGTTCGTTGCGACCCGTCTGCTGGAGACTGAACTCCGCGTGGCGACCGCCGACAACGACATCAACGCGATCAAGAACAACGGTTCGATCCCCGAGGGTTATACCGTTAACCACTTCTTGACCGACACCAACGCTTGGTTCCTGACCACGGATGTTCCCAACGGTCTGAAGCACTTTGTGCGGACGCCGCTCCAGAATTCCATGGATGGAGACTTCGATACCGGCAACGTCCGCTACAAGGCACGTGAGCGTTATTCGTTCGGCGTGTCTGATCCGCTGGGCATCTATGGAAGCCCCGGTGCATCCTGATTTTTCAGGGTAAACCCTAGCAAAACGGCCCTTCGGGGCCGTTTTCTTTTGTCTGTGTGGGGCGTATAGTGTTACCTGTTACTAAGTCTTCGAGGACACTATGGACACCACCAATCTGCCCAAGACCCGCGCCGAAGCCAAGGCAATCGGGGCCAAGTATTACTTCACTGGGGAGCCTTGCAAGCACGGGCACGTAGCCCCGCGCAAGACCAAGGGGGCATGCGTCGAATGCCTCAAGGTTGAGTGGCAGCAAGCCGCTGATAAACGTGCTGATTATTTCAAACAGTACAACGAATGCGGCAAGGTAAAAGACCGCAAGAGTGAGTGGTACAGGGAAAACCGGAACAAGGTAATTCAAGCGGCGGCTACGCGCCCCGCGCATGTAAAACGGCAGTATCAAATCGCGTGGAAAGAACGTAACGCGGTTTGGGTTCGTGCTGATACCAAAGCCCGTCGTCGCAAACACCGTGAAGCTACACCTCCTTGGATTACGCGCAAACAGAAGTCCCAGATTCGGCAGCTTTACCAGATTGCCATCACCAATACCCAGATTACAGGAGAACAGTACGTCGTAGACCACATCTACCCGCTGCGATCAGATGTCGTTTGCGGCTTACACGTGCCGTGGAATCTGCGGGTGGTCACCCAGAAAGAAAACTTGGCGAAATCAAATTCTTTGCCAAACGACAGCGAAGCACTTGCATTCCCTCCAAACAAGTGATACAACACCCACATTCCGGGGTTTCCGGTGTTCTGACAGTCCCGGCTGACGACATGCAGACAGAGCGCCCAAACAATACTCGCATGTGAGGAATTATGGCTAATACCACCTTCAACGGACCAGTTCGGTCGGTTAATGGCTTTCAAGACATCACCGTTAATGCAACCACTGGTGCTGTCACTGTTGACGCCACGTTTGGCGCAGACACCACCGTTTCTACCCTGACCGCCACCGGTAACGTGACGGCAGATAGCACCCAAGCCGTTGTGGCTGGCGGCGCTGCTGCGTTCCTGATGACCACGACCGCTGGGCTGGGCATTTATGTCGGCTCTGGCCTGCCCACCGTTTCTGCTGCTCAAGGTTCGCTGTACATCCGTACCGATGGCTCTTCTGGTACTACCCGTCTGTATGTGAACACGAACGGTACTACGGGCTGGACCAACGTCACGACCGCTACCTAATAG